GCCTGCGCGTTGGTGGTGATCGCTGAAGTGTGCCCGTTGATGGTCGCCGTGATGCCGTTTATCTGCGTGGCCGTGGCCTGCTGGTAATCGGAGAACGTCTGGTTCAGGCTGTTGATGGATGCCTTGTTTCCGTTCACGTCAGTCTGCAAACTCAGCAGCGAACGCCCCGTTGCCTCCTTCTCGTTGACGATCACCTCATCAATGCGATCCAGCTGCGCACTGTTACCGGCGACCGATGCCGACAGCGTTTTGCGCGCGGCCACCTGCGCCAGGTTGCCCTGAATAATCGCGATAGCGGAGTTCTTCACTCCCCCCGCCATGCCGTCCACAGACACGCTGATGTTATCGATGCGCTGGCCCAGCGCGGTATCAGCCGTCGCCACTGTCTGCTCAAGCTTGCTCAGAGAAGAAGACACATCTCCGACCGTGCTCGACAGGTTTGTAACTCTGGTCTGAACCTTCCCGATATCTTGGGCGTTTTTGGCGATTTCCTGCGCCTGTTGCGCCAGTTCGTCGTTGGCCTGTTTAATGTCGTTAGCCATGCCAGCAATTTTTTCATTGCTTTCGACGGCATTTTCAACCACGTCCTTCAGGAGACCGGTTTCTTCCATCTCCTTGAGAATGGCATCGGTGATATCAGATACATCGATGCTGGACTGTCCGCGAACAAAGTCTGTATACCCTGATTCGTTTCCGCTTCGGTCTACCAGCTGCGCCCGGTACCAGAAAATCTTCCCGGCCTTAAGACCCATCTGCTGATACTTGCGTTGTGGGTAAGGCACATCAGCCAACAATATCGCATCGGCCTCGGTGCCGGTCAGGCTGTACTGAATTTCCGTCTTCAGCGTGTCATCGGTATTCGCCGGGAATCCCCAGTTCAGTTCGATACCGAATACCACATTTTCAGAAGCAGTGAAGCCCACCGGCTTAGGTGGATTTCCATCTTTGCCCGTAAGCGTTTTTTCCTCCGAATATCCCCACCCGGACGATATTTCAGCAGCATTGATGGCACGCACGCGCACCAGGTATCGTCCCGCGTAAATCCCCGGAACGTCGAATGACGTGGTGGAGCTGCGCGGCACATTAACCCAGTTCCCGTCGTTCCGGCGCCATTGTGCTTCATAGGCGATGGCATTCTTGGCCTGGTCCCAGCTGACGCGCATGGTCTGAACGCTCACATTCTGCTGAACCACAGAGAATGAGCTGATCACGATGTTAGATGGGGGGGACTGGTTACCTGGCGGAATAACACTTATTGGCCGTTGGTCGATAATGGCGCCGGTATCAATACGTGCATACTTATCCGGATCGTGCATAGCGCCAGAAATCGAAAACGTTCCGTCATTATTATCCGTGACGCTGATAACACGATATTGCTGCGCATACAGCTCATCGGATTCGACTATCCACACCGATTCCACTGCCGGGGTTTCGCTGTATGCCGTGGTTACGGTGACTGCCCGACCGTTAACGCTCTGTATCGTTCTACTCTGCGATGCGCCTGACGGCAGGTTAACCATAAGGCGACTACCAGGAGCAGCTGCCGAATCACGATCGAGAGTGATAACGCGACCGTTAACGGCGCTGATGCGGCCTCCCATAACCTTTCCGGATAACAGCTCATCGGCAACCGCTATGATATGGCCAGGCTGTGGAATCCTGCCATCCAGGCCAACGCTGAACGATACGATGCGATCCTTGTTATTGGTCAGAATACCCCAGCGCCCCTTGCGGTTTGCCTCTGACTGGCGGGTGCAGCCGATGGCTGTAATTTCGAGCTGGTTTGTTCCAAAGCGAGCCACAAGCTCCTGCTCAAATACAGGCTCCATCGCGTCTGCGTAGGCATTTCCCGGATCGGACCAGGAAACCAGTGCTGTGGTATAGCGGTTATTCGTTGTGCTACCAGAATAGGTAAAGCGCCCGTCAACAACGTTTGCGCGCGTGTAGCTGTAGTCCACATCACGGGGCATATCGGCCAGGGCAACGATCTGATCGCCACCCCAGTACGTCATGCCACGGAATATGGCCGCAAAATCACGTAAAACGGTATAGGCGTCATTTCTCTCCTGCACATAAACGTTACACGTATAGCGGGGTTCGGTTCCGGAACCGCCTTTACCGTCCGGTACTGGCTGATCGCAATACTGGGCAACCTGGTAAAGGGTCCATTTATCAATGTTTGCCGCAGTCAGGCGGTTGCCAAGCCCAAAGCGGTCACTGACCACCAGATCGTAAAAAATCCAGGCTGGATTGTCCGTCCACGCCCATTTAAACGCTCCCTGCCAGGTTCCGCTATAGGTGCGGGTTTCCGGATCATACGTATCCGGCACACGGATAACACGCCCTCGCGGTTCGCAGGCTATCTGCGGGATAGAGCCATTAAACTGACTGGAGTCAAATTCGATATACAGCAGTGCTGTATTTGGATAACGCAATTTGGCGTCAATAACTTCTGTATAGCTCTCCAGCGTCATCGTATCGCCAATTTTCGCGCTATTGGCATCTGGTGTGAGCTTTCGCAGGCGCACTGTCCAGGTGCTTCCGGCCTGCGGTAAGTCGATACGATGGCTGCGTTCATAGCCGGAGGTAGTCTTGCCGGTTACGCTGGTATTCAGCACCGTCTGCCAGGTGCCGCCATCCGTCTGCAAATCAACAGCGTAGTTGATTGAATTGCCGACCAGATCGCCGTCGTCTTCCTGTTTAAAAAGCGACGGCCATTTGAGCCGCAGGCGAACGGCTGAGAGTAAAGTGTTGGTAAAAGTGTGTGTCCAGGCGGTAGTACTTGAAACTTCGGTACCCACGCTGATTTCATTTTCGGTACCGGGGATACCCTGAATGTATTTTTGCGCCTGAGTCCCCGGACGAAACTCCCAGGCCACGCCACTGAAGTTTTGCGATCCGTCTGCGTTCTCAAGTGGCGTGCCATCAAGGTAGATATCTTTAGCTGTTAGCTGCCCGGCAAACTCGCCCTCGCCCAGCGCAACAAGAATTTTGGCCTTTGCTACGGACTGGAGATCGTCAGGCTGTTCGGTGGGGGTCCGGGAACTGGAACTGCCGCCCTTGCGGCCTCTAATCGGAGTTGAGATAGCCATATCGCGCCCATAAAAAAAGCCACCCTGAGGTGGCCTGAAAGAAGTTTCATTTACTGCTGATCTTCGACGTAAATTCCGGCAGAAATAATCGCGCCGCCAATTCGTCGGCGACCGTAAAGAAGCGGTACCGGGTAGCCCTGCGCTGCGGTGTTTGTGACGCCACCGAACGCGTATGAGGCCCGGTTATCTGAGCTTTGTTTGCTGGCCAGGCCCCCTGGTTGAGGGGAAAGCATCTGGACAACGCCGCCCAGCATGACCGCAGCACCAAATTTGTAGAAGAATGGAGATGCAGCGGCCCAGGGTGTGAAATTAAGCACTGCCCCTACAGCAACCAGAACCGCACCTAAAATGGTCTGTAATACACCGGCTTTTTTACTCCCGATAATCACCGGAACAATGCGGATAACATCGCCGGTAACCGGAAAGCCAAGGTCATCCACACCGATATTTTTTTTACCTTTAAACACTGAATAAGTGAGCCCACGGCGCTGGCTGGAAATCATAAACTGCTCAAACCCCGGTATGGTCTTTGCCAGTGCAACTCCCGCCTCACTCACACGAGAAATCAGGCGGTAGTGAACTTTACCAAACGTTTTTCCCAGCTCTGCACCAAGCTCGATACGGCTCATTACTTCCTGCATGTTTCACCGCCTCCGACATCTTTATAACGGACTATTTTCATTGTGCGCTCCTGCCAGTATCCGCCATACGGCACACGCTGGCTCAGATGACCGTACAGATGGTGCAGAAGCATATTACCCTCCAGTAAAATCCCCGCGTGATTCCACTTGTCGGCCTGTACCTGCATGATGACCAGATCACCTTCCTGAGGTGGTCCTTCAAACTCTCTGAATCCGCATTCGTACCAGCAGTCCTGGTAGAAGTTTTCAGGGTAGCCGTTCTCCCACCAGGGATAGTCGACGCGGTAATCGTGGAGCTCGATACCGTGGGTCTGCCGGAAGTAGCTCATTACCAGACCCCAGCAATCGAAATGGCCCAGCACAAACGGTCGCTCCAGCAACGGCAACTCCCCGCGCGGCTGAATAGTGCGTAAATCCCCCTCTGGCCAGCTCACGATATGCCAGGGCAGAAGCGTTGCATCACACTGCGCCTTATCCAGCTCACTGGCGTGCGTTGTCGCATCAGGATGGCTGTGCACAATGGCCACCACCGTTCCCCAGTCTTCTGCGGCGGCGTAATCTTCAGGTGAGAGGTGAAAATGCTCAGTCGGCTCTGCTGAGAGGTTTCGGCAGGGGAAATAGCGCTCTACCCGGCTTTTCTGCGCCACTACACCGCAGCACTCGCGCGGATATTCCGCTGCGGCGTGCGCCATGATGGCGTTTATAGTTTTCTGACGCATATCAGCTCCTGATGAGGGATGTACCGGGGAAGCCACCGAACGGCAGTTCGTTGCCGTCTCCGTGCCGGAGCTCGCAGGCCGTCAGCGTGCCGTTGCATTCGTCCAGCGAAGGATCGTCAACCGGATTATTGTGCTTATCGAAATAGCGCGTTCCGGCATAATCACAGCCATCGCCGGTTCGGTACTTGTTTCGGATGCACCAGGTGCATAAAGAATGCAGCTGCCGTGTCGGTATCATCTGGCCCTGCAAGGCCATCGGGCTGGAAAGGATAAATTCCACTTCCTCATCCGTCTCGGTGCTTCTGGCATCGATATAAAAGACCTTCAGCTTTTCCTGTGAGGGGTCAGCTGTGGGATTGCCCTGCGGAAAGTTTCGGGCATCCAGATACTGCGCCATAGTGTCATGGATACTGACTTTCGCCTGTAGCAAATCGTCATACGCCAGACAGAGCGCTGAGATGGAGCTCTCCAGATTCGCCACCGTCAGTTTCGGCTGAGGGCTGGTACCGTCCGTGGTCGCCTCAATACCCTCAACCTGACACGGCCAGGCTTTATACTCCTCCCCCTGCCACCAGATGGACTTAGCCGGAAGTTTATTCTCATCCCCGCCAGCGGCTTCAATTTCTTCCGGGGTGTGCGCGAGAGTATGGGCGTGGAAACGGAGCACATCTGGCATGCCAAACGCCGTTCCATCGACAGAAAAAAGCCGGACTTCATTGCCCGGCTCAAGTTTCTGATAATCAGCATTAAGACTCATGGTGCGAATGCCTGTTCAAACGTTGCGGTTACGGTTATCACTTTTACGTTTTTAACCACCTTTTTGAGGCTATTGGCTTCAACTCTCCACAGCGCCATATCGCCGAAAGGCGGAGTGAAAATAAACGACTTCACCTTGTGTCGGCGAAGAAAGGCATGAATTTCATTCGCGGTATTTGGATCTCCCGAAAAGGAATACTCATAGGTGCGAATCTCATCATTCAGTCCTGATCCGCTCACCTGGGCGTACCCGTCCCCGAACTGGACCTTTCTGATCGTGTCTTTACTTCCCTCAGTGGGCTGGCTGGAGACCTTAACGCTCCAGGAAAAAGTCTCTATCGTCATAACGTTTACCTGCGATTGTTCGCATTCCAGATAAGCCCACCGGGCTGGATAGCCTTAGCAATGCCCTCGTTAACAGATTTGTTAATCACCTGCTGGTATGCCTTACCCAGTCTGTTACCGTCGTTTTGCTGCTGTGCGTCACCGGAGGCATTCTCGACCGTCACCGGAGCATAAACACTGACACCGAACGGCGCACCGACGCCAGCAGATGAACCTCCACCCACATAGCCGCCACTGGCATAACCCTTCATCATTTTGTAGAGATTGCCGACACCGATCCGGCTGGTTGCCTCTTTGGTGAAAACAAATTCCCCACGGTGAACAACGCCAGCTGGCTCATATTTCCCGCCTGAACCGGTATAACCTCCACCTGCAAACCCCAGTGCCGTCGTGGCTGAATCCACCAGGCCGACCATCGCCTGCTTCATGAGAATCTGCGTCAGCATAGAGAGTGTGGAGCGGGTAAAGTCTGCCCAGTCAGCCTTTCCGCGTGTCAGCATGTCAGCCATATTCTGCCCGATGCCATCAAACGTACTGGTGGCAAACGACTTCATCTGGCCATAAGCATCAGAAGCAGAATCAACGTAATCTGCCCATGCGGATTTTGTCCCGGACTGCCAGTCGTCTCGCTGCTTATCCTGCTCTGCGTAATACGCATGCAGTGCCTGTAGCTCTTTCTGATAACCGGCATCTTTTTCAGATCCACCACCATTTTTCCATCCCTGAAGAAGCTGGGCCTCTTCATTGCGTCGCTGTGCTGCACGACTACTCATGCCAGCACTTTCCGCCAGGGCGCGAGTTTTCTCCCCGATTTGGGTCACGTACTTCTGTGATGTGTCCTGTAGCCGGTTAAGCCGCTCCTGCGCCACAATCTGATCACCGAGCTTCGCATTCAGTTCTGCCCGGGAAAGCACTTCACTCTTGCTGGCCAGCAGGGATTTCTCTTCTGCTGAAAGAGTCCTTGTTTTGGCAGCCTCTTCCAGAACTGCAAAACGCGACTGCTGACGCCAGAGCTCCTGCCGCTGCTGACTGATGGTGTCATTTATACCCTTGTGCTCCTGAAGGGTGCGCAGTTGTGCTTCCAGCGCCATAGTCTGGGCACTGGCGTTGTCGGTCGCGCGGGTACCGGAAGGGGTTCTGACAGCAGGGGTTTTCTTCGGCTTTTTAAGAGTATCTTCATACTCTTTTTTCGCTACAGCCATGTTGATGTTGTAGTCAGCCTGAAGAATCCTGCCCTCTTTCAGCGCCTTGTTAAGCTCATTTTGACGCGCCGTGTATTTTTCCAGGGCTGTCTGAGTTTTGGCATAGTTTGCCTGCGCCTGCGCGGCATATTTCTGACGGTCTGATTCCGCAGCTGCTTCACGAGAGGCATTCTCCTCGTTCGCTTTAGCAATACCCGCCTGCTGCTGCGCCATATCCAGCGCCAGTCTTGCCGTTTCGCGATCATTCCAGAACCTGGCCCGTGCCTCATCGTTCACATAACGGTCACCCTTCCGCAGGTTCCAGATTTCATCGGCCTTTTTGAAAGCAGTTTCAGCTTTTGCCACCATCTCCTGCGCAGTGTCAGGACGGCCTATATCAAGTGCTGCATCCCACATCGACTTGAAGGCGCGCTTCAGGGAATCCGCTGAGGATTCAATCGTCCCCATATTGTCACGGATGGCTTTGGTCTGATCGTTGAATCCGTCAGTCGCGGCCTCGTTAGCCGCTTGCAGGGCGCCAGCCTCATCGCCGGCACGTTGTAACTGCGCTACATGCGCAATCTGTTCTGCGGTAACGTTGTGAAACTGCTGGGCCATAGCGATCAGGCCCGATGTAGGGTCTGTTACGAGCTTACCGTAGGCGGCAGCAACCTTATCCACCGGCACGCCGGAGGCATCAGTAAAACGCGCCACAGCCTGGCTCATTTCATCAAAGCGCGAGCCGGTACGTACGCCAGCATTAATAAGCTCCGTCAGAGCTTCACTTGTCTGGTTGAACGTCAGCCCCGCAGCCTGACCGTTTCGCGACAGCACGAGCATACGGTCGGCAGTCAGTCCGGCTGTGTTCCCCGACAGTACCAGCGTTTTGTTGAAATCAGACAGTGTGGAAGAACCCTGGTACCAGGCATATAACAGAGCCCCCGTTGCAACAGACAAAGCACCGATACCCACCATCAACGGGGAAATAGTCCCCAGTAGCGCACGGAATGTCGGTATGATCCCGCCAAAGGAGTCCTTAACCTGACCACCCTGCTGAAGCAGAATCAGCCAGGGATTCTGCCCACCTGCCAGCTGCGTGGCCACATCGGTAAACTGCGCCGGAAGCATACGCATCGCTGCGGTATACTGGCCGACTGAAATACCCGCCTTACGTGCGGCGATTTCCTGACGGCTGAAGGACTGCTGGATACGTAAGGCTTCGTCGTTCGCCGTGTTTCCTGTCTGTTTTAATTCTTTTTTGACGTAGTTGAGCTGTTCGCTGAACTTCGTCGAGTTAACGTCAAGGTTAACGACCAGATCACCGACTGACGTCTGGGCCATAGCGCACGCCTCCTGAAATACCTTCAGCCTTCGCCATCAGCGTATCGTCATCCGGATCATCGATGTCGATGGCTTCCAATGCAGGGGAAAGGATACTGAAACTGTCCGGGGATAATTCCGGATCGGCAAAAAACAGGGTTGAGATGGTGTAGAGCAAACCGGAGAAATGAGCATCCAGTTGCGCATCATGAAAATAATTGTCCTGGTAGAAGATTTTCCAGTCGCCGTACTCCGTTGAGGACATGCCAGCAAGCATGGCACGCCAGTCCGGGCGACCGAACTCACGCGCCAGTTTCATGGCAAATTTCAGCTCACTGGCGAGGGCTTTTCCGCAGTAACAGGTTCTGTGTGCTCTTTACGCTCTTCTCCCGGCTCTTCCTGCTCATCAGTTACAGGCGCAATCATGCCGGACAGGATTTTCACTTTATATTCGGCTTCGGCGATGAGTTCAGTCGGCCATGACTGCATGACTTCATCCTGAATTTTGGCCACTTCCGCCGCCACGTTTTCTCCCAGTGAACCTTTCAGTGGGTGACCGTGCCAGAGTGACATTGCGACGAGGTACGCTCCACTCTTCACAGTGAGGGTAATGGCCGCCTGAAAATCGCCCTCTTCTACCGCTTCCAGTTGTTTCAGGTATTCGAGGTGTTCAATACGTTGCAACGCCGACAGCTGGAACAATGTGACACTGCTACCGTTACTTTCCAGCAGTTCGCTCTTTAGAAACATAATAACTCCGGGGAAACGGGGCTCACGCCCCGGTTATCAGGAAACAGTGACTTTGCAGATCGCCACAAAGTTACCGTCATTGCTCATGACGATGATTTCAACGGTGCCTGCCGCCACGCCGGTGACGGTCAGGGTATTGCCGCTGACGGTGACCGTTGCTTTTGTCGGATCTGAGCTGGCTACACGGAAGGATTTATCTGACGCACTGGCCGGAAGGACAGAAACCGCCAGTTGCGTCGTGGCCGCGACCGCTACAGTCGCCGTGGATTTATCCAGGCTGATCCCCGTGACAGCAATCGGCGCGGTACCACTGTCCTCTGCCAGTGATGGTTTGCCGTTGTTGGTGATTTTGGCCGTGCGGGTCATGACCTCTTTGGAAGTAATGGTTTTACCGAGGCTGCTCACCCAGCCCTTAAAGACGTCGACAACACCATTTGGGTATTTAATTTTATATCCCCTCACGGTGCCCTCATCAAACCAGTTCACCAGGTCTTGCTGGCCGGAATCTCCCGGCATCCACGCGAGCGTCAGGTTGGTTTCACCTGCTGATTTCTGCCCCTGCATCGTTGATGTCCAGTCGGCATTCTCATCATCGATGTAAGTGTCATCTTCTGACTCTGCGGTCAGTTCTCCGGGCTGAAGGTCTTTAATTTTTGCCAGCCGCAACCAGCCAACGTCTGAAAGCGGATTGGCGTAGGGGTCTCCGGTGCCGGTGTAAACCCAGAGAGTAGTACCAGCACCTTTTGTTGGTGCCAGCGGATTTGGTGTGGCCATAGGGTCCTCACATTTCGTAAGTAATGGAATATTTCAGGTCGGCAGAACTCCACAGCGCCATATCATCATCACGCTGATAGTCATAACCCTGCTGAACCATTGTGGTAATAAGGGATTCAAGCCCCGGAACCTCTGCGAGTACCGGATACACTCGCGTCTCCATCCAGTCATCCAGCTCAGAGTCAGGCACCTGTGCCTCAAGAAAGACTTCGATATGCAGAATGGCCTGCCAGCAATCGGCATCCAGCTCTTCCGCTGTGTATTCCGCGTCTGTCAGGTAAACGGCTATAGCCGGAAAATCCCCCTCTTCAAGTACTGCTGGTCTACCATCAAAATAAATAGCGCCAGTACCAATCGCGCCTTCAAGCGCGTCAATTATTACCTTGCGGATATCGCTGTGTTTCATCGTGTCAGAATTAACCTGAGTTGGTTGGTGAGAGAGGCTCGGAGCTCTTTGGGCATATCTGATTCCATGAGCTTCGGCAGTTCTTCTTTAAACGCTGTGGTTAACGGAGCTGCCAGCGGGATACTGACCACTTCAATGGGATAACGGGGTTTTGACGTTCGCCTCATGACATGCCAGCGACCGTTTTTAAGTTGCTGGATAAAACCGCCAGGGAAACGAAAAGGCCCGATACGCAGAACGCTGTTTGCCCCCTTCTTGTCCCGTTTCCTGCGTGAAAGGCGCACACTTGCGGTACCGAGTTTTATGGCTGGTAAATTGCCTCGGTTTACACGGATAAGCGCGCGTGGTTTATTAACCGTCGCGCGCTTCACCCTGGCGCGCTGCTTCACCAGTTTTCTCGGTACACGGGTGTCTTTTGATACGACTGCCACGCTGCGACTGACGGCCCGGTTTGCTACGCGGTTAACGGCCTGCGCCGACGCACGCGGGACAGCCGTTTGGCTGATGCTGTTAAGGTTTTCGATGGCCTGCTCAAGCCCTTTTATTGACATGAACACTCCTTAGCGGCGACGCGAGGAAGCAGGCGGTGAACCATTACCCAGCCAGATGTGACAGGAGCCGCAATCATCCGGACCAATACGATCAACCCAGAATGACCGTCCGTTAATTGTCAGGGCGTCCATACGCTTCAACTGGCTAACCGCAGCCGTATTCACAAACAGCGTCGGGCTGGTACCTTCGACACGTACTCCCGCACCGGCATAACCAATGTTTTCTGGATCATCGAAAACGCCGACCAAGGTAGTTCCTGATAAAGCACCTGATATTACCTTTGCTTCAGCACCCATCACCCCGAGAATAGCGCCGTCCGCATGCGACATGGCCTCATCAAAGAGGTTATCGAAATCAGACATTCGCCCCCCTTCAGACTTCGCGAGCCAGCCCCTTCTCGATCAGCTCGTCGGCATCCTGTTCAGATACGCGGATAATCACACCGGGCTCAACGATGGATATCGTTTCGTTCCGCGTGGCATGCAGCGCGTCAACATGCAGTGTGGCCAACGTTTCAACTGATACCCGGTCATCGGTTGTGGTCACTACCGATTTTGTTTTCTCCGTATCAGCAAAATCACTGCCGGTGTTGTCGGCGCTGTCGGCGCTGTCGGCGCTGTCGGAAGAATTTTGTTCTCCGTTTTCACCGTCAACCGAATCAGTGTCGCCATCCAGCTCCTCTTCGAGTTCAGCAATACGCATCGTAAGTTCCTGAATCGTGCCGCTGGTGCTTACGTCACGGTTAAGCTGAGTACCAAGTTCACTCAGCCGAGCGATCAGCTTTTCTTTCTCTGTCATAGGAAATACTCCAGAAAGGTGGCCCGACAGGGCCACTGGGGGAATTTATGCCAGCTTGACGGACACGAATGCGTCAGGGTCCGGCAGCAGCATCAGCGGGGCTGACTGAATCATGGTGAATTCACGCGCCGGATCGCCCGACTGCACCCAGTTTTTCGGGTAGCGTGCCGAGGCATTGATACCTTCGCGCTGGGCATCAGCATCAAGAATGCAACCATAGGTACGCAGGCCGCGGGCTTGGGTATTCCCCAGCACCATCGTCAGGTCCGGCATATAGTTCTTTTTGACATCGTTTTCGACGTACTGGCCGGAGTACACCACGATGGCCACATCGCCATACATACCCTTGTATGAAACAGCCGTACCAAGGTCTTTCACGGCGGTTTCCAGCTCAGAATTAGAGCCACGACGCGTATCCAGCTTCTCCTTCACTGCCTTGAAGGAACGGAACAGCGCCCAGCCCTTCGGATCGAACACAATGATGTTGACCACACCGCTGGCGTTGAGCGCATACGTTTCAATGTCATCAGTCGGGTCATACGTTTCTTTGTCGCGGGAGGACCACGCAGCCGCACCGGCCTGGACAATGTTGTTACCAGCGCTGCGTCCCATATCCACTTCAACAGGATCAAACGCTTCCCCGGTCATGGTGTATTTTCCGCTGAGCACCGCCGCTACTGCCTGTTTCTCTTCGACCTGGGCAATCGCGAGCTCTTCATCCTTCATGTTCTGGAGGATGATGCGGCGACGGCGATAGACGGGGTCAGCGAGATTTTGCGGGTCTTCATCCGGCAGGCGGCGAAGTGTCATCAGTGGGTTAACTTCGTGTTTTGGCTTCACATAACCCGGCGTAAATTCAGATGTGCTGCCACCACGGGATCGGATCACTTTGCCGGAGACAATCGGCGAGACGTACAGCGCCATATTGACCAGCCCAGGAATTTGCGACAGGTAGACCTTCTCTGTACTGAAGGGATAAGTTTCGCGGAAAAAGATGCGCAGGAAGAGCGGATCAAATTTGAATTTCTTCTCGTTGACCGCCAGCAGCTGGGCAGTAGTGTAAACGGACATAGATTTTTCCCGTAAAAAAAGCCGCTTAAGCGGCTTTGATGAATGATGATGATTGTAAAAACGTGGATTAAACGATGCTGATGGCGGTTCCGGCGAACGCGTTACGCTTAATATTTTCGTCAGTGACGGCGGATGGCCAGAGGACATCTTCAATACGGAAAGAACCGGACTTGTGATATGTCAGCTCTGTGCTGTTCTGATCTGCTGTTACAGCCAGAATGCCGCATGCAGCACCGGCATGGGTGCCATCCCAGACGGTCAGCTTGCCAGAAGTAGAATCCAGCATGAGGGGTGTCATTGCTGGCGTGGATGCCGTCAATTCACCAGGACCATACGCGGTATGCGCAGGGTCACTGTTACCGAGCGGCTGGTAATGAGTGAAAACTTCGGTAGTTGCCATAATAGCCTCTTAAACGGGGGTGTTTAACAAATCGTCCGCAGCATCAGAAGATGCGCTGCCTGCTGAGAGTGCGCCTGGTGCTGTTTCCATGAGACGATCCAGTGCCGTGTCGGTGCGCGCCTGGGCGCTTTGTGGTGCGGCGGCCAGAATGCGCTGCGCGCTTTCAACCGTCATACCCGGCGTTTCGGCCAGTGCGCGAGCCTGTGACTCTCGCCCTCTCGCCTCTTCACAATTAAGGATTCCCATGATGCGACCGTTCTCTGCGGCCACAGCTGCCGAAATCTGAGCACTGACATCTTCATGGGTAGCTGCGGCAGCGGTTGTCGTGTCAATGGTGGTGACCTGTTCAGCCGGTGCAGTAGTCTGAGCTGCTGCCTGTTCAGCTGTCTTATTGGTGGCTGCGGATGCAGAAGATGATGGCATAGTTCCTCCAGTGGTTATTTTTTTGCGTCTGTCGAGTGCTTCGCGCATCACGCCGAGCGCATCGGTATTGTTAACAAGCTCATCGGCCAGTCCGTTATCCACGGATTCCTGCCCGGAGAATACTGCCGCTTCAGTGTCCAGTACGGCCTGCACGGACATACCGGTATACGCGGAAACTTTTTCGGCAAACATCTGACGAGTGGCATCGATACGCGTCTGAAAATCAGCGCGAACGTCTTCAGGTAATTTTTCGTAAGGGTTGCCGTCGACCTTGTGATCACCGCTGTAAATCAACGTGACCTCAACGCCGTTAGTTTTGAGCGCTGCGCCATAGTTGCTATGAGCCATCATTACGCCGATAGAACCCGTTCTGGCTGTCTGTGTGACCATCCTGCGCGATGCAGCACTGGCAATGAGCTGGCCAGCACTACAGTTCATATCATTCGCCAGAGCCCAGATGGGTTTAATATCGCGCATCCGGGCAATGATATCGGCACAGTCGAAAGCCCCCGACACCATTCCGCCAGGCGTGTCCATATCCAGCAGAATGCCGTCAACGCCGGGGTCACTGATAGCCTGTTGCAGGCGAGCAATAATTCCGTTGTAGCCCGTCATGCCAGAATAGGGCTGAAGAGACCTGGTTTTACTGACCAGCGTGCCAGAAACCGGCAACACCGCGATTCCATTTGCCACCTGATAGCTACGTGATGGCCTGGGTCCCATATCATCATCATCGCCAAACAGCGCCAGGGGCTCTGCTATCTGTTCAGCACCCAGCGTGACACCAGAAACGGAATCGGTCAGACGGGTAATTCCCAACTGCCCTGCCAGCGCGCAAAAGAAAACCCGCGCGTAGGCGGGTTCAAGTAGCAACGGCTCATTAAAGGCCATGCTGGCGATATGTGGAAGATTACGCAGCTCGGGCGTCATCTTTATCCTCCTCATTTGTTTTTTTCAGCCCTGCATCAAATGCAGCTGCCGCCCATGCAGGAGGTTTGAGCCCCGCTTGACGGCGCTCCATAGTCTCACGTACCTGCTGAGAGAATATTTCCTGATAGTCGTCTCCGCGTTTGGCACACTCCTTCTCATAAGTGCTGAGACCAGCTTCAATCAGCATGACGGCCTCCTGCACCTCCTTCAGCCCATCAATAGCCATGCGCCCCGAACCAATCCAGTTGGCGTTACCCCAGGCTGTTCTCGCTTCCTGGAAGCTAAATCTCGCATTAGAAGGGAGCGTGACAACCCTGCGGGCAATTGCCTCTTCCAGCCAGCACACGAACATCTGACAGGCCATACGAGCTGCTACGAACTTACGACGCCCCATAAAGAAGGCCCAGGACTCGTTCGCGCTGGCGCGTGCGGTCGAGTAGCTCATCTGGGAGTAGTTTCGTGAAAGTTGCTCATACGACACACCCAGCCCTGCTGCAATATAACGCAGCAGGGATTGTTCGAACGTTGAATAGCCGTTATCAGTATCCTGTGCTGACTGAAGGTTCAGGGAATCGCCCGGCAAGAGATGAGGAACTCTCGATCCACCGAGGCGAACCGGCGCAGCAGAGTAATAAGATGCCACTTCGCCAAGCCAGCCAGTCAGCTTATTTTGCTGCTTACTATCGGCGCCGAGGATAAAGTCCATTGCCGTATCGGTATCCAACTCACTTTCGATGGTGGCTGCATACATCGCCTTTACTATCGCGCTCTGGAGCTGCGTATTTTGTAGGGTGTCGAGCATTTTCATCTGCTCCATCACGCTGTAAAACGCATTAGCCCCGCGAGTTTGCCCATCTTCCAGGGGTTCGAACACATGGATAAATGAAGGCCTTCCTCCCGGCAATTCGCGCGGGATATAGGTCCAGTTTTGCGCCATCCAGCCGGGATAACCGTCATCACTGACGTAATATCCCAGCGCTGCGCCGCTATCATTAATTTTTACACCTGCCCGACAGTTCCTGGAATCACCAGTATTATTGGGATTACTGATACGTTTCGGACTGACCATTTTAAACTGCGTGCGGAAAAGACGCGTTGAATCACTATCCCAAGTAGGCTGCACGCACAGCTCACCGTTGAATGCATGAGTTGCAACTCCTTCGCGGATCATCATCGTAAACGTCCGCTTGCGCTCGGCATCGACTCCGCAAAAATCATCCTCAGCATATTCATACCAGGCGGCCTCAACCTCCCTGGCAAACGCGCGGCTTTCCTCTTCTTTAATACCGAGATAACGCCAGCTAGGGCAGTAACTCAGTCTGAAAAATGAACCGACAATGTGATCCTGGTGAAGCTGCACGGCGTTAGCCGCATAGCCATTATTTCTAACCAGATCGTCAGCACGGGCATTTCCACGGGAGAAATTAGGCAGAAGTGCAGCATCAGCACTTTCACTCTGAGGATTCCAGGCGTTCAATTGCCCACCGAAACCGCCGCCTCCGGCATGGTACCCAGCATATTCTCGCAAAGACGTTTTTCCGTCCGGACCAACTAAAGAAGGTATTGTCATACGTAAAACCTTGCTGGCCCCCGGCGTCGTGATGTGTTTCCTACCTGAGATTCAAGGTCGGCAATGTACTTTTTCAGATCGCTGACGGAAGTAGCTGTAAATTCCACCCTTCGGCCATCTTTCTGTACCGTTGCCACCCGTTTACCCATCATCAGGTCATGTAATGCTGCGCGCGCGGCATCCAGTTCAGTCTGTGTTGCCATTATTCCTCTCCAGATAAAGCCCGCGCGTAATCCGCCAGGGTCTTGTTATTGTTACGGGAGCCTTCTTCTTCCAGCAGGCTGGCCAGAAGCGAATCAAGGTTAAGCTGCCAGCGTGATATGCTGATACGAAGCGCCGCCAGTGCGTAAACGAAGCAATCCAGAGCCTCATTTCGCCTTTTTTTGCTGTCCCATATGATTTTTCTTTTACCATCGACCCACTTCTCGACCAGTTCTTCAGCGGTTAACTGCTGCGCCTCTGAAAGATCGTAAATATCAGGGTTGTTAGGGAAGTGAACGGCACCGGCCAGAGGCTCGTCACCTTCAACAATCAGCGTGAAGCGGTTATAAATCTGCTCTTTCGCGGTGTCAGTACCCACTTCAGTCAGATAAACACCGTTTTTGTTGCGCTTACGTGGCATGTTCGCCACTGGTTTTCCATAAACCGAAGCACCCTTTATCGGGATCACACGAAACAAACCGTGTTTTTTTGAGCGGTTGTAGACGATGGTGGGATCAATACCACCGATATCCCAGCAAATACGGGAAATAGACATTTCTACACCGTTTAGGCGTGTATATGTCTTGTTAATCGCCTCATCCACACGCGCAAGCGTTGACTCATCATCGTGACGTCCCATGATGATTTGCCTGTCGATAAGCCAACTTTCCTCACCCGGTCCCCACCCCCATACACGCATTTCGTAGCGGTCGAGCTGGGAATCTATACCCGCCGTCAGATATGCCACTCGCTCAGGTACGGCTGCATCAAAGTGCTCTATGCGCTCAGCTAAAACATCCGCATCAGGGCGATCGCCGATTTTCGCTTCCCACGTCTCACCCAAGGTGGTGTTAACGAATGTCTTACGTTTACCCGTATCACCTTGCGTTTTGAACCAGTCTTTCACAATCTGTACCCAGGTGGTGAACGGGCTATAAGCTGTCCAGATGTGGAAGGTTACGCTTTCAGGTGGGTCGATTTCTGCATTGGAAGATGAGAACCAACGAAGTCCGTCGCGAGTCCATATTCCTGTCAGTTCGCAAATGTAACGAGCGTTGGAAAATTCCAGTTCATGTTGCTTAATGACACAGGCATTATGTTCACAAAGGTAGTAGACCGTCTCAGCCTGCTCCGGCTCCCATTTGAAGCCGAAAGGCGTATCCCGATCGCCAAATTTGAGGTACTGCTCCTCACCACAATGCGGGCATGCAACATGAAAACGCATAAAATGCCCGGACTCTTTTGCTGCACGCTCTATCTGGCACGTTCCACGCAATTTTGGTGTTGAGCCGCGTATGGATTTGGGCCAAACAGAACCCTCAATACGCTTATCCCCCAGGAAAGTCGGAGACCCTTCTTTCTCAATGTCTGCGTCAAACGCAGCCAGCTCATCGTAACCAACAACATCGACAGATTTTTCGCGATAGTTCTTTGCAGATTTACCACCCAGGCACCAGAAACCGCGTCCGTTCGTAAAACGCTTCATGGACAGGGTGTTGTCCCTGTGTTTTTTCCCGTACCAGGGGGCGAGAGACAGCAATGAGGGAACATCACGAATCGTCGGCTCAACGTGAGACTTCATGAAATTATCTGCGTCGCCGTCAGTCGGTAGCCACAGCAACTCGTTACGCTGTTTATGTTCGATGAAATAAGCAATGACGCCGAGGAGCATTTTCGAATAGCCTACTCGCGCCGACTTAATTACGTTAACAATGCGAATATAGTCGCTGCCCATCGCATTCATGATCGCGCGCTGAAATGGCAGTGTTTCCCAGCGCCCTTCCTGATAAGCAGATTCCTTCGGAAGGTAATAATGCGCATCGGCCCATTCGACAGCTGTCATGGGTTCCGGGCGGTATAGTGATTTCAGACCAGCTTTTACCGCTGTTCGCAGATTAGCTACCTGACTGGTCGATATAATCATTCAACAACCCCGGAATCCGTTCATCCAGTGCCGCAGCCTTATTCATCGCCTTTATTACGTCCCCTTTCAGGAACTCGATATGCCGATTTTCCAGTTCAGGGAAACGGCGCTGCATCGAGAGTGGGATGCCATCCAGAATACTGGATATTTCAGCGGCTATTCTGGATAACACGAAGGTACAAAACGCAGTCTCTACGACCTCGCGACGCTTTTTCTCATTTGCCAGTTCCGCCGCATCCGCATTCGCACGAGTTAAACGCCAACGTTCATAATCAATATTGACGCTATCATCGTCCTCGCCTGGCGATGGTTGTAGTTTTCGGCTCTGGTGTTCGATGCGGTTATCAACGACTGAGCGAACGTCAAAGAAGACTTCTCTCCCTCTCTTCTCTACAGGCTGGACGCCCCATTTATCAAAGGCCTGGACAGATATTCCCAGCGAGGAAGCCATATCAGATTTATTCAATAGCACGGCCATATTTCCTCACCCGTTTTCAGCAATGATTAAACAACAACCTCATGTCCAAAATTTTCATATATAGCGAGAATCTGCGCGGACGCCGCCCCGTAACAGGCCGGATTGCCGGAAAGGACCCATGCAACCCGGAGGGCGCTGGGACAGGCATCAAAACCCATGTTTCATCCGAGCCCATACCGCACCGCCTGGCTTGAGCGCGTTGCGGAGAGCATCATTTACCGCATCGTGCACCGCCTGTTGCAGGCCAACGATTGAAGCTGTCTGAGCATCAACATTTGCCCGGAGTGATGCGAACAAATCGCTTTCACGCACGGCATCAATGACGGCCTGCTTCATTTCATCGCCAAGCCTAAACTTCGTCTTCGCGCTTGTTGCGACGGCGTTCTCGATGATAGATGAAGCGGCTTCCTGCATCTTAAAGCGATCAGCCTTAACCGTTGCCTGCGGCTCGCTTGACTGACCGATGCTCATTCCAGCTGCGTACCGTTTGCCAGCATAATCCACGTTCATCTTCACGCTATAGTTCGTAGACAATACGCCACCGCCAATCTTCGCATCGTTAACGAACACCTGACTGTCATTGACAGTAAATACCACGCCTGGCCATATTTGATGGCCTTTCGGTTCCTTCGGAGTATCCCAATTACCAATGCGTACTCGTGGTTTTCCATTAGCTCCGTAAATAGTCGTGCAGTCTTTTTCAAAAACAACACGACTGAGATCAGGCTTACGCTTATCCTTCACGCGCATATGCTCCGGGAAGAAAGAAGCATCACCCCAAACTGTATGGCGGCGACCTTTCAAATCGTAATGTGCACTACCTGCCGGGCTTTTCAGGATGAGGCCATCGTCGGTCATGATTACTCGCATGCCGAGCATCGCCTGTTGCAACGATAAATATTTCATGGGTTTTCCTTATCGAAAAGTAAAGCTGGCCATCAATTCAATGGCAGGTGCATCCTCATAGACATGAGCGCTATACGCGGCGCAGATTGGGCAATGAACCCGTTACGCAGCAGTGCTCATGTCTATGAGAATGGAAAAGCGTGCGACCGTGGTCGCACGAAAGCGGAACACTCGTTTTTATGGTTTGTTTTAGCTTGCAGCTTCGGCCACTGGTGGGTAATGAAGCGTCGAGTAAACCGGCAGCTCCATCTTGTATGCGTAATGGTATTCCGCAGTGGCGCCGGATGATGTCTGCCAGCCTGGCAACATCAGGATTGCGTCAGCACAGCGGAGCATCGCGAAACAGATATCCATGTACTCGCGCTGCTCCAGCCCATCCGGCAGGCTGGCCGGGTTAAGAACGGTATGGCCATGACGCGTCAGACGGTCGGCTTCTTTGTTGAATGCCTCACGGTTAAAGTTCTTACGCCCGGTCATTGGGCCAGCAATATATACTTTCATTAAGTGCTCTATTTAGGTGCGGCACATCCCGCTTCAAGCGCGGCGATGTAGCCAGTTAGCTTTCCCATATCGTCATCAGAAATAACGAAATGCCCATCGATGTGAACCACATCAATCGTCGGTTTTTCCGCTGCGCACGGAGCCGGATTCAGTATCGGTGCCATCGGTGTTGAGTTCGCGCACCCGGCCAAAGCGGCGCAGATAATCAGCTGGGTTATTACGCGCATAATCAATCCGCGCCTGTCGCTCTGTTTCTTTTCGGGCTTTTACTGCCTGGCCGATCATCTCCAGGATAATCGCCAGCGCTCTCAATGCGGCTTCCACGCAGTTCTCCCTTATTCTTGGCTGTTTCCACCATCACACGATAATCATCATCTGATGGGCCTTCTGCTTTTCCGGCTTCCCGCGCCACTTTGCTGATCGCATCTGCGTTCCGTGCATGCGCATAGTTCGCAGCAACAAAGTCGAGGATTTTCATAATCACCGTGGGAATTTTATTGGTCAGTGCCGGAGGGAGGACGGCACGCAGCTGCGCCACCGCATACAGCACAATGAAAACGCCAGTGACGCCACCGGCCCAGCCAGGAGGTAGAGCGCTCAAGATAGAATCCAGATCCAAACCCTCGTTTGCCATCGCTGGCTGCGTCGCCAGCACAAGCAGGACAAAGGCACCATTCATCAGCAACCAGGCTTTAGCCATACGTTTTAAACTGTTCATAACCACTCCTTGCGCCTCACTGCGTGAATAGCGCATCAACGCCAGCTCGCTGGCATTTGTCGATGTAGTCCTGCGGCGTGCCTTTGCCTGCCGAGGTGTTGTAATACTTCTTCCAGTAGGCCGCGCGAGCTTCGCGCGTCATCGGAATCGACTCCGGAACCGTCAGGTATCGCAGTCGGCAAAAAAGCATTGCCATCAGCGGTGATGTTCTGAGCTCTTCGTAAACAGTTCGGCTCAGGTCAATACCAAACTGATTCAGCAGAACGGCGGCGTAGCGGCTGTTTTTGTACTTATCGCGAAGCCATTCGAAGGTACCGAGATCAACCTGAGTTAATCCGGTTCCAGCGCTGGTCGGCGTTGGGTCTTTGTAATCACCGAGTAATGTCTCGGCTGCTGCCGTTTCGACACATAGCAGAACCGCTGCATTGGCTTTACCATGTCCAATAACATCGCAAACGGCTTCGGCATATAGACGAGCGTCTCGCTTACTCACCAGTCCATAATTCATCGTTCTTTTCTCCCGCCGAATATTCGGCTGATTGTTCGTTTTGCAAAGCCGGTGATTTCATTAACAGTGTGTGGCCATGCCACAGCTGATAAACCGGCGAGAGTTATAACCTTCAAAATTGAAATGTTGCCCATGACGCCGTATGTCCAGAGGATGATGGCAACGATGACTCCTCGCAGGACGTCACCGATAAGGCGCCGGGGATTAATAGGATTCTCAGAAAGTAGGGCGCTTGAAATGACTCCAGCTGCCAGCATGAGCAAGACCAGCCAGAGATCAGGATTACCGTATTCGATAGCTGTGTTCATGACTCCGCCACCCGCGTGGCGGGTAATAAAAAGCCCCGCACTTAGGCGGGGCTGTTGATTATTGTTTTTCTATCTCGGAGACCGTTTGTAAATATCGCTCCTCTTCTAGCTCTACACCTATGGCTTTTCTACCGAGCTTCAAAGCGGCCTTAATTGTGCTCCCTGAACCCATGAAGAAATCAGCAACAACATCTCCAGGGCGGGTGCTGCTCCTGATGATGTGCTCCATCAACGCAGCTGGCTTTTCGCATGGATGCTTGCCTGGGTAGTACTGTACGGGTGGGAACTGCCAAACATCCGTATAAGGCACATCTGCGGTCACTGAGAACGGTCGGCGCAAGTTTTCATATTGCGCTTTAAGATCGTCATACTTCCCTTTTACTGACTCATAGTTCTGCTTTAGCTCAGCATAATATTGCTCATGCTGAGCATATCCAACGTTGAACGGAGGCGGGCAAGCAACACCCATTTCCTCAGCTCTGCTCTGGAATAAAGCCTGCAACTTTTGGAAATCAATTAAAGATGGCAAACGCCATTGCGAAGATGAGAACCAGTGCGAACACATTTTTTTCTCTGTGGCGGAGTTAATGTCAGCGACTGAAATTCCCAGCTGGCGACGCGCACTTGCGAACAATTCAATCAGCGGCGCAAAAATCTCTTTCTGGAGGTCTGCACATTTGCTTGCATAACCAGACTGGCCCTTCGCATAGCCTGATGCACCATAATGCTCGGCAAATATGATGCGTTCTGTAGCAGGGAAGAATGCCCGAAGGCTCTCTTTATTTTGCCTTTTCCACATCCCGCTCGGTTTCGCCCAGGTGATATGGTTCAGAACGTTGAAACGGTCGCGGGTAAGCAGTTCAATTTTTGCCGCAAGGCGCGAACCGGAAAACATATACAGGCTTCCATTTGGGGCCAATATTCGCCAGAACTCCGCCAGAAATTCATCAAGCCAACCCAAAAATTCTGCATCGGTTTCCCACTGGTTGTCCCAGTCGTTCGACTTCACACCAAAATATGGCGGGTCAACAGCGATCAGGTTGACTGAATTATCGGGGATGGTCTTGATGAATTGCAGAGAATCTGCGCAAACGAGCTGCGCATCTTTGATTTGTGTCTTCTTTTGCATAGCTATTATTTATCTGCCTGGGTAAGCTAACCCTGCGATGCGCATCGCGGGTGGGCTTTGGGTTCAGCCTATACCTCTGGCATGGGTTGACCGCGGGATGAGCTGCAACTCGTCCCGCGCCCACTTTTTCAGGCACAAAAAAACCGCCCGTAGGCGGTTATTCGGAAGTCAGGCGTAAAAATCCCAACTTAGAAAAAAGATACCTAAAAATAGCTGTTTTGCCAACCTTTTTCGTTTTTATTCCGTGCGACCGTGGTCGCACGATATCAGAAAATTCCTTTTTTATACTCGTTCGTGAGTGAGTATCGTCCGAAAGCGCCGCGCTGTGCGACCCCAAAACAAACCATCTGCTCAACGATAAACTCTGCTGTTGCCTCGCTTATCCGGCAGGCATTACTCAGCTCTGCCAGGCTTATGCGTGGATGCCCACGCATTACGGACTCAATACTTAACGCTTCCTCGGTCATGTTCCGGCGTATTTCTTTCGCGTTCATAGCGCCCCCTTAGTCTTCGAACTGATAATCGACATCGGCCATAAATTTATTCAGTTCCGCCAGTTTAGGTTCCATCGTGCCAACAAGACGGCCTGCAAGGCGCTCTGTCAGGTCCTTGCTGTTAAAGCTGTATTCACGTTCAAAACGTTTAACTTTTTGCCACAACTCATAGAGTTCGTTGGAAATATCTGCCGCGTCTTTGCGCATTTTTTCGTTGCCTTGATAATTCATAATTTACTCCTGATTCAAGCGGTTATGGGGTTTTCCCCTCTCAACGACACGAACTGTAACTCTGCCAAAGGAACACAGCCAGCATTTTTTTCACTTTTTAGTGAAATTTGCTTATTGTGTGAAAGTTATCTTTTTGGTATATTTTCCACATCAGGAGGCTATACTATGTTTAACGTGATAACCCACCCGGCAGCGCTGGATGAGCTACAAGAACTACCTGATGAGCTTCGCGGTCGTATGACCCGGCTTATCGAGAGACTGGAAAGCGAAGGAAACAAGCTGAAAATGCCCCACAGCCGTGTTATTGGCGGAGGGCTATTCGAATTAAGGGTAGGGGATAAGAACATCGCGAGAACGTTGTACGCTTACGCTGTTGGCAACGAAATCTATCTACTACACGCATTTGTGAAGAAGACGCAAAAAACGCCCGCGAAAGCGATTGATATAGCCAGAACGCGTCTGAAGGAGATGAACTGATGAAAGTAAAAGGCATCCCGTTTAACCAGGTTAAAGAGAAGCTGCTCGACACCCCGGAGGCCATCCGGGGATATGAGGAAGCCGATAAGGAGCTGGCGATGGTAGAAATGCTATACGAAATGAGGGAGAAAGCTGGCCTGACGAAGTCTGCGCTGGCCGAACGTATGGGGTTGCAACCGTCAGCAATTAGCCGTCTGGAAAGCAACCCACTCGGTGCCAGCATGAAGACATTATCTCGTTACGCTAAGGCTTGCGGCGCAAGCATTGATATACATGCTGTGTACTGATTAAACCGTTTAACTGCCGGTGAATTAACAAGGGAAAGGTGAGGATATCCTCACCTTTCCCTTTTTATTCACCAATCTGGCGGCTGCGCTCAACTGCGACAACATCCCTGCATTTGTGGACCATGCAACGAGACATGCGCAGAAGACGTGCCGCCTCATGAAGATGAAGACTGGCCTCTGGTGAGGCCATAACGGTGCTCACCATATCCAGGACAGCATCGAGATCGCTTAGCTGGGAATCAAGTTTTTCACAACATGATACGGCTGCATCTGTCATTGAATCGTATACCATTTAGTCTACCAAGGTTATTTAATACTGTATATAAACACAGGAGAATCCGCAAACGATACAGCCATTTTTTGGCAATTTTTTTGATTAAACTACTGAATTGTCCGGTACTTATGCGAACGGCCAACACCACGCTCCATTTTTTCCAGGGTTCCATCCCTGACAGCACTGTTCAGAATTTCCCGAATTGTCCTTGTATTCAGACCGATATCGAACGCCAGCATTGAGGGGAAAATAAAACCGTCTCCTCCGCTGGCCAGACTGCTTTCGCTTCTCTGGCGAAGTCGTTCGAGTAGTAACGCTTTTTTGTCCATTTTTAACCCTCCGTGACCAGTCACGCTTTAATGGCCAGCTTCAATCTGAGAGTGGTCAGATGGCACGTACCCTCGCCATCGAACAGACACTCAGATACCGGAAGTTCCTGCCCACACCGCGTACACGAACCGGAAAGTTTCTTTTGCAGCTCTTTGTAGTTTTTGCGGATCAGCAGACCAATTACTTCATTTTCTGAATACGGCTCTCGGCCAGGACGGCGCTGCGTGCAAATCTCACCGAGCATGCGCAGTTCCTCTGGTTCCAGAACCCAGTCCCGCCTGGTAGTCCCTTGCTTTTTCAGCTTCTCACGGCGGATTCTTTGCCGTTCTGCTGGTGTTAGTGCCATCGTTTAACCTCCTGTGGTGCTTCCGCTGGCCGCATACATTTCCTGGTGGTGATCATCGCAAAGCATCCTCAACGCCAATCAGTCCCTTCGCGCTCAAATAGGCCATTGCATCATCGGGTAACTTGCTCCCTGATTTGGCGTTCCTCAGGGAGTGGGCTAACCGCTTGACCCACATAGTTAGTTCACGCACGGTTACTATCGGTGCTGGCGGAGCGGCGAATAGCTCTGTACCAACAGCAGGTTTGCGAGGCACACCGTTATCTGCGTACCAACAAACCCCAACAGTCTCAACCTTCGCCACCGGCTCGGCACCTTTCTCCGCTTCGAGCGATGCCAGCGCAATCTTCATCGCAGCGAGCGCCTTGGCTGCATCTTCGTTTACTGCGCCGGGTGTCGCATCGCGCTCTTCTTCAAGCTCCGCGATTGTTTTCAGCAGCCATTCTTTGGTAAGTGTGATCATGGGTTAGTCCTCATCCTGCGGTGCTTTCAACGGGCGATGGGAAATCGATCGCCCCTTCAATGTGCGCCCCTGCTACACGGCACGCCGGAGACCAGTCGGACGCTTTGCCCATGTCTAATGCCTTTTCAACTTCTTTGTATTTGCGCAGGTCATATAGGTGAATTTTCGTATCGCCGATGGTGTAAAAACCGATTTTTTTCGGTGATGGGCAACGGTCGAGCACCTCTTGCAATTCATCGATCCATGCCTGTTCTTTTTTGGTCAACTTAACCATGATCACTCACCTTTACCGGCTGCGGCGAACAGCACTTTGTTGTAATTGTTCTGGCAGTCGATATAGCCCTTCGCATAGTCCTCAGTGGCACCGTAATGGCAAATCTGGAACTCTGAGAACTGCTTTACGCCACTCGCTAACGCCTGCATTTCAGCAATTCGCTTCTCTGCGGCTTTCAACGCTTTCCGGGATTCAATGACCTCACGAATGATGCTTACAACGTCAGTACATTCCTGAGCGTATTCGTGATCGTTAATCTCCATGGCGTCTTGTCCTGCGCCGTAGAAGTCCTGTAAACGGAAAAGTAACTGACCATCAGTTAGTGTGTCGGAACATTTAGTTGCTCCCGTTCTGCCGGTGATGATGCCTTTGCTATACATATCCATCAGCATGGCGAACTGGGAACGAGCAGACACGATCAGCATGTAGCGAACACAGTTGGCAAACATATTGGTGTCTTCATCGTGCAGCAGCTCCTCAACGTCGTTACCCCCTGTGTTATGGAATAACGGCAGGAGCGAACGCATCCACTCTGGAACCACATACATTTCTTTGGGTGAACTGCTCATTGGATTGCTCCTGTAAGTTGTTGCTCGGCCTTTTGCTCGTCGATTCTCCATGCCGTGGCCAGTGCGCACGTAACCTGGTGGAATGAGTGTTTTACCAGCACCGACTTTCTCTCTCCTGTGGTTGAGAGTGTCTCAATTTTGGTTAGCTGGTTGCCGCTTGCCGCATCCGGATAAAACTGAGCGACTTCGGAAGAGTCGATAATCTCATGGCCATTTGGGGTGTACATTTTCAGCAGCATGACTTGTTCTCCTGACTGGAGACATACAGGTCATAGTGGCGCTCGTTTCTATCGGACCAGACACTCCGGGCTGCCGCTTCGAGCTGCTCAACGTGTGAATCGTCGCATGCGTAACCCTCGATTTCTTCGCCCTGGGCGCCACACTCATGGCAAAAGACAAAAGAGCCTGCATACAGCCCGTCATCGCCGTAATGCACCGGCCCGTAAAGCGGCTTACGCTGAACACCGTCAAAGTAATAGGTGAACAATGAAGGAGGGCCATAGCAGAACGGGCAGGGTGGCAGGTCTGTTTCTGATACGTTTGCTGTTTGGGTAACGGGGGAGCCGACTTTTTGCAGAACGGCCAGAACCATCTTGCAATCTGCCAGGGCGCGGTGCGCTCCTTCCACTGATACACCGTGCCGCGCAGCTGCGGTTGTCAGGCTCTGGCGCTTGAATGCTTTGCGCTTCTCGTCGAACTCGCCATACCACTGGTCGTAAACGGCTTTGGCGTCAATATGGCTGGTATGAATGCGAGACGTTACGGCTGCGGCGTAATAGGGGTGATTTTCGGGGAAAACCTCTGTAAAGAAACACGTCTGTTCCAGCATGCGAGCATCGAAGCCAGAGTTCCAGGCCAGCCATTTGTGGTGAGTGATGATCGCCAGTACCATAGGGAACACATCACACCACGCTGGTGCATCGGCGACCATTTCGTTGGTGATATGGTTTATTTCGGTTACTTCAGGGGGGATCGGTTGGGTTGGCTTCACCAGTGTATCCAGCAGGACTTCACCGCGCATATTAATGATCGCAATTTCGATAATCTCAGCATATTCGCCAAGCCCTGTCGTTTCCGTATCGATGACTACATAATCGCTCTTCAGCCATTTATGTATAATCATCGCCAGAATGTTTTTTTGCATGTTAACCATATTTATTCCCACATTCTTTGTTGAAAAGTTTTCGAGGGCTTAACTTCTCCCTGAAATTCTGGAAGGGTCACATAAACATAATAAGTACCATCCAAATCCATGGAATCAGCGATAACTACCTCATGGCCTTTTTTCTTATAAAGGCGAGAAATATCTTCCGCTTCATTGCGCGACATGGGGCCTTGCTTAAATGGAGTATTCTTCATTATCTTGTGCGACCATGGTCGCACCCTCTTTGATTTCCAGATAACGTTTAAGCCATATCTTTTCGATATGTTTGTTACCCGGTTGATTAGATAAATACCATTCAGTAATTACGGATTGCCTGTTACTGTCAGGGAGAGTCCGATAGCCGCATGTCGGGCACCAGATGATGTACTCTTTCCGGACACCCGAGAAGCGGAGTACCGGCTTATCTGGTTTCCTGTACATAACCTGCTGACACAGGCAGGTTGGCACATCTTGCCCGATGGCTTTCGATGATTTCACTGCGCTTCTCCGCCGCATTTAATAACGCGGTATCGTTAAGATGCATGCATCGTGATTTCATTAATAACCAGCGTTTTTTATAATCCTTGCGCCAGCTATCCACAGATATACCCAGTAAAAAACTTATATGTTCGTCACGGTCTTGCTCATCCCGTTGTTCATCACGCAGAATTTCAGATTTAACTTCCTGTATTCCGTAGTAAGTTAACTTTTGCATGATTTTTTTTGTGGGGGCTTTCATTTTCTTAAAGCCTGACCTGGAATGAGCAATTAAAAAATCCAGCCACAACCACTGGCAAATAATCACATCATTTTTATAATTTGGTTTGCATCCATAGCAATAATGCAACCATGCAGTTTCTTCACTGTTTAACTGCTCAATGGCGCGCCGCCAGCTGGCAGTCATGAAATCTAATTCAGTTAGCAGCATTGAGGACTGTTTGAATGATTTGCCAACGTGATAACGAATAGGCTCGGCTGGAACCGACAATTCGTAAGACTCCGAGTCGCCTATGCAGATCGTTCTGGTCGGTTTGTCAGTGAAACGGTCAGAGCTGGCGAGACGCAGCTGCTCCAGCTGAACCTCAAGGATGCCGCGCTGGAGATAGTGAATATCTGACAGAGCCGTGGACACGCAGGCCCGAATGCTATTTAGTTCCACTGTTACGCCCTTCCTTACCCATGCGCTGAGAGGTGAAATCACTCTTTAATTTGTACGCGGTACGGACCTCTATATCGCTTTGTCGTAGAGGGGGGATCTCCCCAGCATGCAGCCATTGGTAGACTGCGCCGGGTGTTACACCCACGCCAGCCGCTGCTTTTTCCACATCGCCGAAATGGCGCACAAGTTCTTCGGGTTTCATGGGGATTATTATAATCAATAAGTGAAAATTAAAGCTAGGTATAATTTATAAAAATTATAGCCAGCTATAAACAGATCTATTATGATTAACAGTATGAAAACACGAGGCGAACGACTGAAAGCACGCCGTTTAGAGCTGAAACTGACGCTGAAGCAAGTGGCAGAAGCTGTAGGAATCTCTCTTCCGGGCGTCCAAAACTTAGAACGTGGCGACGTAATGCCGTCGCTGGAAATCGGGCTGTCGCTGGCAAAGTGCCTGCGTAAGCCCGTGCAATGGATACTGTATGGCACTGAATCTGATCCAGACCGCGTTCCTGTTATTGGCACGACAGAGAGTGGTCCGGATAGAGACTGGCAGCCTGGAGAACCTGCCAACACCGAGCGATTCCTGCCGTTTGTGAGTCAACGGAGTACCGTTTACGCACTTACGGTCGGGAACCAGATTCAGCGAAACTACCAGCCGGGTGACGTTATCCTGGTGGATTCATCGCTCACGCTTGTACCGGGTGAGGATGTATTGGTTTGTGATAATAACGGCGAGATCACAATTCAACGATTAGCCCGTTATGACGAGCAGCACTACTACCTTGATAGTGCTAACTCTCAACGGGTTATCCATGATAAAAGTGATCTTCAATTTGTGCACCAAGTAGTCGGTACGATCAAATCGTTCATGGTTGAGGGTAGATGATACAATAACAGGGTTTATTGCTGACTATAATTCTGGTTTAATCCGATCTATACTTTGTCGGGGTTGAACCAGAACGTAGCAGCCGAAAAAAGACGAAAAAAAACCCGAGTCGGCAAACTCGGGCCTTTTTTCAGGAGCAACACCACAAGAAAATGGCACCGTCCTTCAGAAGAATGTGCGTTTATTGTGGCTGCTCCTGCGGATTTTTTCAACCCGAAAAAATGCTAATTCGCATGGAAAGGCTAAAAAATGACCTTACAAGAATTCTACGCGGAGCGCTTTAGCAGCGATCCGTATTCGTTGCTTGAAGCAGCACGGGATGAGCTAAGCGAGCTGGCGCAGATGGCCGGTATCAACTGGCATGCCTGCGCTGACAGAATCCAGCTGAATCCGCGCGGCGATAAAGAGCGCTACACCAAGTACAACGGTTCCTTCCCGGAAGCGCTGGAAAAGAGCCTCAAAGGCCGCGTCGAAATCTACTCCCGACTGGAGCAGAGCAAAGACGGCATCAGTTACCCCTTCGTAAACTTCGTCCATAAAGGCAGCGATGCCGGTTCATGGAGCGGCTTCTCTTTCCTGTTTTCTGAATACCGCCGCGAGCAGCAGCGGAACTGTGCGACCGTGGTCGCTCAGCCAGAAGAAGAACGCGCGCGCCTGGAGCGTCAGGCTGAAGCACGCCGCCGCCGCGTCGAGATGCAACGCATCAATGACTTGAAAAACAACCAGATAGAGCATGAACGTTTGCTCGGCTGGTTGGCTTTCCATCGCGCCTGGGAGCATGCGCCAGCTGAAGATGGCTCCTGGCCTTATGCGGTTAAAAAAGGAATTCGTGACGTATTTAGTGCTTGCGATATACGTCGCGTGACCAGTCACGACAGTGCGAAATGGAGCCGTGGGCCAACGACTTATATGGCTATTCCTCTGTCCCACCTGGACGGAAGAAAAGACGGACGGATTGTTGGTTGGCAACGTATCGATCACCAGGGCGGGAAATTCCAGACCAGCGCCATCACGAATGGCGACTTCGTCGGGACGTGTTTCGTTATTGGTGACCTGAAAGGGGCGCAGAATGTAGCCGTAACAGAAGGCTTCGCAACGGGCGCTTCTGTCTGGCTGGCTACCAGGAAGGACCCGAAAAAACGCTTTGACGCCGTGGTTGTCGCGATATCAGCCAATAACATGATCCATGTTGTCGAGCAGCTGGTTAACGTCTATCCCGCTGCAAAAATCACCTGCGCACTGGATAACGACCGCAAATCGTCAGCTGAAGGAAAAGGCAACACGGGCCTGCGCACCGGCTTTGAGATTCTTTCAAAGTTCCACGGCATCAAATGCGTTTACCCGACCTTTGAAGATGATCCCCAACTGGAATGCAGCGACTTCAACGACCTGCATAAATTACGCGGCCTCCGCGAGGCCTCGCGCCAGCTGTTCGCCAAATCAAACCGCCTTAACGCCAGCACCGACCTGCTCACGCTGACGCTGAATAAGCTGAAAACCCTTAAGCGGGATAACCGCCGCACATTCGCCAAAGAGCTGCTGAACGCGGTCGATATTGGCATGCTGACATGCCCGGTACCGAACAGCCCATCCGACCTGTTCAACATGTTCTGCATCGTTCTGCGGGACATGGGGCTTGAGAACATCTATCGAGCCACAGTCAAAGACCATATTGCCCGTCGCCTGAACAGAAAATGCCGCACGGCACAGGCCCCTCGTTCATTCAGCGATCGCATTACCGACCCAAACAAACGACCACAGCACATCACCTATAAGCGCTTCGAAACATCGGTCATGACCGAAGATGTCCTGAAGTACGTGCAGGAGCTGCAGGGGATCGTGATTGTTCGCGCCGGGATGGGCTCGGGCAAGTCGACAGGCCTGCTGCGTCCGCTGATGCATAATGCAGAGCGCGGCGTTTCTGTAGCGCACAGGGTGAGCCTCATCGGTGGGTTATGGGAAATGATGACAGAGGGGAAAGGCGCGAAGGCCAACATTCTGCATTACCAGGACCCCGGCTATCAGGAAATGGCGCCATACGCCAGCAAGCTGACGATCTGCATAAACTCCATCGTGAAGGGCTGCTGGCAACCACTGATGCGCCAGCACGACTATTTCGGGTTCGATGAGGCTACGCAGGGGTTACGCGCTGTGCTTTCAGGCCGCGCGATGGAAAACCCGGTCGCGGTGTTCAATACATTGATTGACGCGCTGGCCAGAACAGAATTACACCCGATCATGGTGGATGCTGATGCCAACGATCTGCTGGTTGACCTGGCAGAACTGGCAATGAAGCGCCGCGAAGAGCTGGGGCTACCAGCATGGCTGCAAATCCACGTTATCGAATTGCCGGTCGACGTTCGCAACCGCGAAACTGGTGAACCTATCCGCGTCTTCTACACCGAAAAGGATCGCATCATGTCCGAGGTGATGAAGGCCGTAGAGCTCGGTGAAAAAATCATGCTGGCCACCGACAGCTCGACGTTCGCAGAGGACGTTACCGCGACCCTGCGCCTGAACTACCCGCATAAGAAGTTCCTGTGCGTAAACCAGAAAGCTAAACAAGAACCTGAAGTTGAAGTATTCACCAACAATCCGAAAAAAATGGTTGTTAAGTACGATGGCCTGATTTACAGCCCGTCAATCTCCTCCGGTGTATCCATCGAGCAGAAACACTTTGATCGCCACTTCGGCATGTTCTGCGGTGAAGTGGTTCCCAGCGACGCCATCCAGATGCTGCGCCGCGACCGTACAGCGAAAGAATTTATCATCGGCTTCGATAAGGTTCGCGCCAAACGAGAAACCGATCCTCAAAAAATCGAACGCGCTTACGTCCAGGCACTTCTGGCCACTGCAGGTATGAACGGCGAACTCACGGACGTTGTTTTTGACGGCGACAGAATATCGATGGGCGTGGCCAACACTGATTTCACCCGACTGAAAATCAAGGCATCGGCCATTGAAGCGACAGCGCGTAACGACTACGCCAGTAACATGATCTGCATCATGCACAGCGACGGCTATAAAGTTGCGCCGCTGGCCGGAGACCCACAGGCCAATGAACTTGGCAAGGAGCTGCGTAAGGAAGCGCGGGAAATCGTGTGGGAACAAACGCTGGATTTGCACCTCAACACCGACACGCCGGAGGAGTCAGAACGCGAAGAGCTTCTGAAAAAACGGGCGTTAACACTGGAGGAACAGGCGAAGCTTGTCCGCTGGGACATTGAGCACGAGCTGAAGCTACCCGTTGACGAGGGGACCCTGAAATTCTACTTCGACGGCGCTCGAGATAAAGTCCGCCGCTATGAAACCATGTTGCTCGACGAGGTAACAGCGCGTCGCTATGACCGCGAAGAGTCGGCTATCAACTTTACCTACTCCTTCAAGCAAACAGGGCAGTGGCAATACTTTGTCGTCACGGCCATGACCCGCGAACAGGCGGATGAGGCTTTCCAGTCGAAACACCCTGGCATCGTCGAATACAAGGTTAAAAGCGCGCCGGTTGTTGAGGTGGCCATGCGTGGTTTTTACGGCCTGAAATCTACGGCGCTGCGCCAGTACTTTATCGACTGCGGTATCGACCCGGAGACAATGACAGGCGAAGCCACCCAGGAGCGCCTCAAACGCGCCAGGGATAACCTCATGACCGCCGAACGCCGCGACCTGTTGAACAACGTCCTGCGCATTGGCGGCTTTATGACGCCGAAAGGTAAGCCTAAGGTGCCCGAGGCGCTGTTTAAAAACATCTGTGAGTCCCTCGGCCTCAAGACCGACAAACGACGCGCCAGAGACGGGGATAAGCGCCCCACAATCCGTTTCGTTGACCAGCAGTCGGCAGAATTCATGATGGACATCCTCGCCAAGCGCCAGGAAGACGGCTTGAACCTGCAGACGCGTAAAACCGAGAAGACCACCAACGAAGTGGATCACGATTTGGATCTCAATATATATATGGATCATAAATCGCGATCCACAAACGAGCAGGATACCGACGCCCCTCATTCAGCAATAACGGAGGCGCTGGCCTCGCTACCGGTTCCGGTTCCTGAGGCCTGGGCGGAGAGCGCGCTGCCAGCTGCGGAAATGGCAACAGTTAGCAGCTGGTCCATTGATTGCATTGCGTCAACATTCGCAGCGTTGTACCTCACCGAGTTTATGGATCGCCTGTCAGCCGCAGAATTTAATCTTCTGACGGCTTTCTTAAAGCGAACCAGAGGGGAAGAACTGAACCATGGGATGGCTATTTAAATGAATGATTTGTTTGTTGATATCGTGCTGCTTTCTGACATGGAGAAAGCAGCACCTCTCTGTATCAGCGCCGTTTATTTCGACATGAGCACAGGGGCTTTGGGAGAAGAGATATTCGTCAAAATAGACCCTGAATCGTGTAGAAGCGTGGGGCTTGATGTCTATTCAGAAGATTTACGTTACTGGATGGGTAAGCAGCGTTACGGGGTAGATCTTCTGTCGGAAGAAAACCGGACTTCGCTTCGCCTGGCCATCCATTTACTTTCTGGCTTTGCGTTTTTCACTCCAGAAGCCAATGTTATAAGCCGCGAGGGTGGGCTTAACGTTTGGGGCTGCAATCTTCCAACGATTTTAGACTGCTTTGCAGCTATGAAGGCGAAATCACTATGGGACAGGTCACGATTCCGGGATTTCCCCACCCTCGTCCAGGTAGGCGAACGGGCCGGGTTAAAGTGGACAGAGAAAGAGGAAATGCATCCTTTGGATGTAGCAAAAGAGAAGGCTCGTTACACAGTCAGGCTGTTTAACTCTATCCGTCCAATCCTCAAGTTGGTTTAAAGCGACAACGGCGCACAGGAGGCGTTCTATGGCTGATCTACTGCTAACGCTGCTGGTCATAGGTGCCTTATCGGTTCTTTGGCACTGGTATCGGTCGATTAAGGCGCTGAAGCGTTGCCAGCAAGATACCCAGGTCCGCCGCATTAAGGCTCGTGGCGCAGCCTTTGAGAGCAACTATCGCGTGTGGAAGTGGGTTTACCGGGAGATTTTGGTTAACTGGAGGGGCAATAATGTCGACTAACATGGACACGGTGAAGCCAGAGGGGCCATTTGTCCTCATTACGTTTGACGGTGAGGGATTTCTTTTTGATGAGCGTCACGAGCTCGTCATCATCAACGGAAAGCCGAAGCAACGGGACGTCAAACGCAATTATTTTGAGTCCGATCTTGGAGATGGCAAGGCCAAATACTGGACATTAAACATCAATGAGGCGCATAAGTTCGACACGATAGATGAGGCTACGGCGCAGCTTTGCAAGCTTAAAAATCCGCACCAGATTAAGGTGCGGAAGCTGACAGGAAGGAAGTGATGATGGACAAGATAACGACGGTTCGGTTGTTACATCTGTTGAGTGAATTTTCCGGGGCAGGAGAAGATGCCCGTTCAATTGATGACAATGATTACGCCCAAGAGTGCGAGGACGTTGCTGCCATTATCCGCGAAGTTCTTGTGTATCGTGAATGCTACCCATCCATGTCAGGACAAAAGCACTAAAATGCGTGACCGTATGGGGTTATCTGACGACCTACAACAACTGATCAGGTTGTGATCAGTTAGTAAAGCAAACTATAAAAATGGCTATCCCCGTGACGGGTCACGGGGTAAAGTATCTACGTAAATTATTGACGTGCGTTTCGTTTTGGCGGTACAGTTAACCCGTTGCGGCAAATTCCGCAGCCGGGCGTAGGAACCCGAGTAAATGAAGCGCACAACACGCGCCAGCGTGTTTTTTTGTGTGTAAGTCTGCGCATACCAAATTTATGGTGGCTCAGGCGGGGCAGCTTTCGGGCTGGCCGGTTTCTTCGTTTACCGGTATTCCTACCCCCGTCTGGGCTACCACCCCATAGAGTGTAGGAACTCTGGTGGTAGCACTATCCCTTAAACGGAGTGCATACCATGTTTAAATACAGGTTCGCGGCGATCTGCCGCACCGATAAAAAATCTCATATTCACCGCCTTTCCATCGTTGCTTCGTCCGAGCGTGAAGCTCGTCGCCAGTTCGCCAGCCGTTTCGTCCTCGTTCTGTCAGCCCGTATCCCGGTCAGCGAGGTGATCGCATGAACCAGATTGAGCTAAACGCCCAGGGCCTGCTGGAGTCGATTGAGGAGCGCCTGACGCAAGTGGAAGCGCTGGTATCATCTGCCCACCGCACTATCTCCAGTTATGAGGCTTCACTGTATTTGCAGGAGGCTGCCGAACTCCTCCAGGTGGCGCGTGAGCTTACGCAAGAGGCTCGCGGTTGCTCCCTGTCCTTATCTGAGCAGCTGAAATCAGGGGAGGCAAAATGAACGCACTTTCTGTCTTTTCATTTCAGGAAAACCACCCGGTCCGGGTGGTTCTTGTTAAGGGTGAGCCGTGGTTCGTTGCGGCAGATGTTTGTAAAGCTCTCGATATTGCAGATAACCGTGCAGCAGTCCGTAAACTGGATGAAGATGAAAAGGGTGGGTATTCAATACCCACCCTTGGAGGTGTGCAGTCAGTCGGCATTGTTAACGAGTCCGGTCTATACACCCTCATCCTCCGCTGCCGTGACGCGGTAAAGCAAGGAACCACCGCCTGGCGGTTCCGCAAATGGGTGACGAACGAGGTTCTGCCAGCTATCCGGAAGAACGGGGAGTATGCTTTTGTGGAACCAGTGCCTAAGAGCGCTGGTGAACCTCTGGACTGGAGGCAAAAAGAAGAACTGCGGGGGCTGATAAACGATATAGCCCAAAGCTTCCAGTACCGTAATGCATGGGTTAGTGGGGTCTGGATGGCTCTGCGCCGCGCATGCAGGAACCCATCACCGAACCCAATCACTGTTGATGATCTCCCGGCAATCATCGCCGAGCTGCGCCGGATATTAACTGCCGCAGAAACGGCCCTGGGTAACATGCGAGTTTACGAACGGGAGCTGCTGCGCGATGTAGTTCGTGGCGGTCGCCGGAGTATGTCGTGCGGGGAGTTGCCGATCACCGATATTGATACGGAACTGGAGAAGGTGCTGCCAGCACATTTTGAGCTGGCCATCGAGAAGCTGGAGACGCTTTCCACCAAACTAACCTCGTCAGCAATTACCGAAAAATAGGGTTGGCCAGCCCGAATTTAAGCCCCGCTATACGCGGGGAAGTCCCTACAGTCGGGACGGCGATGTCTGCTGTTGCAGCTGCGGTTTCCGCCTAATCCTTCCGTTTTTTGCAGGAGACGGGTAGGGACGGGCCACCATAAAAAAGCCACCGATTCGCACCGGTGGCTTTTCTTTCAGCTGTGGTAGGTTTCCCATGCAGATCGCATAGCTGCCATAGGGCTATCGGCTGGGCCGGACCAGGCATAGTGCTTCCCATCGTACTCAAACTCTATCTGGTACGTTCCGTCTCCGTTGTTTTTTGCAGGTTTGAAGACCGGTTTTAAAGCAGCCTGCTGATGTTCTTCTGGCTCTTTGTCTTCGGTATGCTCTTCGGCACCATCCTCATCTACCTCAATCTCATCGTCGTCCAGCTCGTCGTCCTGTGGTTCATCATCCGGTTCGTCGATGGCCTCAACGGCATCTTCATCAGGCAGGACGATTGCAGGCGTCTCAACCTTTAGCTGCCACTGGCCATTCTCACCAACGAACTGCCCCAATGCATCAGCGGCAAATTCCAGGTACCGGCTAATCATCGTCGGGCTAAATTTGAAGGCCCGGAGAGTGCTGTTGGTTATTTTTGCAGATGGGTCCTGCTCCACCAGCTGCTTGACGGTTTCATGGAGGCGGACACCGGCGTCACCTCTGGCAAAGCCTGGCATTTCGTCGTCCAGTTTCTGGAGGGCCACCAGCCGGGTGTTTTCGTCTCCAACATCCGGTCGCCAGGTTCTTGAGAAGTTGGCCAGCTTGAACTGCTTATAGTGCAGCTGGGTGTTCTCGTCGTCGTGTCCGAGAATCTCCATGAAGAAAACGTCCTCGTCCACGTTTTTCCACCGTGGATCGACGCGAAAGAACATCTCATACGCGATACGGGCGTAAATAGCGCGGCTATCTTTATAAACACGGCGCTCATCGCCAAAGAATGTTTTAACCCAAGGATTAAATGCCTTGGCTAAAATAGCGTTTATTCTACCATTCTCGGACCTTGTATCATCCTTACCATATCCCTGAATAACTTCATCGAAGTCAGATGCAGCAGAGCAAGAACGTAATTCCGTTAATAGTTCAACGAATAATTTGGCTTCGCATAAAGTATAAATCGTTCTGGTTACGTTTTTATCTTCAGAGCGTTTTTTGGCTTGCCCTGAAAAATTAACGGTATATTTTCCTGAAACGGAAAATTCACCCTGAAACATGATCTCAATCATTCGTCGCCCCGATACAGCAGCCAGAGCAAAGGCCAAGGGAGCCATTCCTGAACGAGTGTTTAAACTAAATAATGTCGCAGGACTATTCAAAATATCATAAATTGACTGCATGTATTTTGGGTAGTCAATAACTACAACACTGCGCTTCTTCTCGCGCAGAACATCGGCCCATCGCTGTTGTATAGATGTACGTTCCGCAGGGCTAAGCTGAAGATGGTACAGAACCTCGTGGTTGACCTTGAGATGATGCAGCTCTTCTAACAATGAAGAGCCTTGTTGGAACAACTTATAAAGGTAGTCGCGTCTTTCCTTCCAATCATCACTGCATAAATCACTAATAGCAAAACTCCAATCTGGATATTTCTTCGTTAGCTTTGCTAATTTTGCATCACTGCCTTTAACACCTAATTTTATATTTGATAACTCTTCGGCAAGAGGCATTATTGATTTTAATTTAGATTGTAGTGCTGACATATTCTGTCGAATATTAGCCGTAGGCATAGACAACCATGAAGATAATTCTTCACTATAGAGCGGATACTTTTCAGATAATTTATGAATATTTTTATCAAAGCTATGATGCAACTTATCATCAAAGCGCTTTCTTGCCCTGCTCATATAAGCGTTAAAAGTATTTGCGGTTATTCTTTTTTGCAGACCTTTTCCACGGAATTTTCTTTTATCATTAAATAACGCGTTCTTGTACCGTGCGGCGGCGGCTTTAATTCTCTTCGTTTTATCGCCTTGTGGGCGGTCCGAGGCATCAATTGCTTCTACCTCATTCACAAGCGCATTGATCAACTCGCCAATTTTTACCTTGCTCATCCCGGCTCTCCCGTATCTAAGTTGCCTTATATCGTAACACAATCAAAGAACATGAACCTAATAATTGTGCTACTTTCATCACACTATAAGAGAACATAATAACAGAATTTCAATAGAACACAATGACGGATTAGATGGTTGTTGTTCTGTGCTTGTGTTCTCCATATCAGCACACAATACCCCATTATACGCGCGTATAATGGGGTATTG